CTACCGCTCCTGGTTTGTTTCGCAATCCCTGCCACAGCAGCAGAAACCATCAATCGATGCACGGTCAATGGCAAACCAGTATTCACCGACCAGCCATGCGAGAACGCCATGGACGCCAGAATTCACTTCACGCTCGACGATAAGCAAGCAAAAGACCCCAAAAAAGCCATCCTCGAGGCGGAAAAAGAACTCGAACAATTCAAGGCCCAGAAAAGAAAAAGCGCCCCAGACACCAGGCGCTAAAAGACCAGCTTGCAGAGGGGTGGTCTGCATGCGAATCGACATACCCAACCACCCCAGTCACACCCGCTACTCGGCCTCGCCAGACGCGCTATGACGCGCGATAACGGCCCCGACCATCCCACCCCACTCCACATCCCCAAAGGGGCCCCCTAGCGGCTCCGATCAAGGCGCAGGCACTCCCGACGCTAGTCGGCGGTGATGAACAGGCTCAACTGCTCCCACTGGCAATGCAGATCCGCCTTCCGCAGTCTCGCCCGATAAGCTCGCATACGCTCCACCGCCGTCTTCGCTCGTCCTGAACGTTGAGGGCCGGGCCTCCGAGATAACGTAAGTTCGCGGGTCCGGTTGTCGATTGGCTGCTTCACGCTGCGGCCTCCTCGTCTCGAAGTCTTGGAAAAAACCATTCATGGCAATCTCGCGACATAACGACTCACCAGTCATCGGAAGCTTGGTGCCCTGCTGCGTATAGCACGTGCAGTGATCGCGAATGATGACGCACGCCGCAGGAAACGGAGCCTCAACTGGCTTCGTAAGATCGTCGTAACGTGGAGCGGTAAAAGGCAACCCATCTACCCGAGGCTTCGACTGAGCAACATACTCGGCAGTGGTCATCACATGCTTGGGCTTATCTGCACCCACAGAGGGAAACACCCCCGCATCGGCTCCTGAAGCAACACGATGAACAGACGGTGCGGCAGTAGCTTCAACCTTCTTTCGAAGGCTCACCAGATACACGGCCAATGCAATCACGATGCCGATCATGAATGCCAACACCAACAGCTTTTTCCACGGCAAATTGCGCTTAACCGTGTGCTGCACCGAAGACTCATAGACGCCATACAACTTCTTGTTGAAACGGTACGTGTACGCCTTGTGAGCAAGCTTCTTCGTCTTAGCCCAAAACACCGGGTTCTCATCGACAGGCGTGTACTTCTCAAACTCATACACACGCGCCCGCTCCATACCCGACTTGCGCTCAATGACGCGAAAGAACCCCAACAGCCGACGCACAAATACATCGACGTTCATCCAATGCTGCGTGATGAAAACAATGTCGATGCCGTAGTGCCGATGCTCCGTCAACTCTTGAATATGCTCAGGCGGCTTTCCCTTAGCGCGAGACGGAAACGCATAGTGCGCCTCATCGACAACCAACACTGCGCCCTTCGGCAACTCACGCCAGCGCTCGACATCAGGAAACTCCTTCCACCCAATATCCTTCAAAAACTTGATCCGGTTGTAATAGATCGGACGGCCCTGCTTCTCCTGGAACTCCGAAACGACCCAATCAATAACATTCAGCGTCTTCGACGCACCCGGCAGCCCACCTATCCCGTAGAGCATCCCCTACCCCTCAACTAAGACGGCGCAAGAACGCACGAAGACCGAGCAGCGAATATTTCGTGCTGTACGCGGCCACGATCATCAATATCCCATCGAACCCGCCACACAACCGGAACATCGTATAAGCAAGGTAGCCAATCGGAATCCCTTGCGCCTCTGCCGACGCCCCCACCGAGAACGCTGCGTTGATGTTGTTGATCAACGTATTGGCAATAAAAGTCAGGCCAACGTACGAGCTAATCCCCAACCCAAGCCCGACGAGGGCCACGCCAATACGTGACCCCATAAGAAACAGAAACACGCGAGCGATAACCATGCCCGCGGAATACAAAATCGCTGCGATGGCTGGCATCAATCAGCCCTCCCAAAAATGCGCAGGCACACCATGGCCGCAGCAAGCGTGACAAACGCACGTACCACCGTCGCAAACTGACACATGATGTCGTAAGGCACCGTCACCGTAATGCCCATCGCAGTGATCGTGTTCCCGGCCGGACACGTAGCACCGCCGTACACCGTCAGCTTCGATTGAACGTCCGCCAACGCCTGCTGCCACTTGGCGCCCACATCGATATCGTTCGCACCCTTCCCCGTCGATGGGTCAACCTTATTGATCGCCGCAGCTTCTGCCGCTTGCTGCGCAGCCGTCCCATTGATATCACCCGTTCCAAACGCAGCTTGCCCGGCAGTCGCATCGCTCAACTGCTGGGCCTCGCAGTACTCCTTGTATTGAATCTGGCTCATAGCGCATGCAACAGCGTCACCCTTGCACTGAAACCCCGCACTACAACTACCCGCCCAAGAAGACTGACTACACATCGGAGACTGAGGATTCTCCTGACAAAACGACTGCTGCGACTGAGACGTAGTAGTGGTGCACTGGTTATTCGCAGCAGTACCTGACGCCGCAGGAAGACTCGCAGACGACATCGACATAGACCCGCAATCAACCGTCCGACCGCCACCACCCACCACCACAGTCGTAGTCGTGCAGGTCGTACCGTCGCAAGTGGTCTTCGACGTGGACGTATCAGGTGGAGTACCCGCTGGCGCGCTCGCACCTGTACCACCCGGCTGCGTAGTCGTCGTCTCATTCGTCGTCGACGTCGAACCGCCAGGGGGCACACCGGCAATGCACTTATTCACGCCGTTGACTGTCCCGAAATACCCCCCTTGCGCAGCACACGTCGCCGGTGATGGCGGATCGTTAGCGACCTGATCAGGCGTCTGCCCAACCATTGTCACATCCAACGTGATTTGTCGAGGATCACTGCACGTCTGTCCCGTAGCAGCACCAGCACGGCCCCCAGCGGTATAACCCGTCACCGAATTTGGATCGGGATAAATAACAGTGAAACCACCCGGGCTATAGCCACACCCTTGTATGCAAATCAAGTCCGGACCACCCGAAGACGACGTCGACGTCGTCCACCCAGCGCCCCGATACTTATTGAACAAGTCAGACCCCGCACAATTCGGTGGAGGCGGGCCACTGGAACACGTGCCATTCGAGTACGTATATCCAGAGACACAATTCGCCTGACTTGTTACAGCGTAGTACTGCGCCCACAGACCCCGACTGCCTTTGTACGTGTAATAGCAGGCCCCGTTCGCATCGGAATAGGCATAGTTAGAGTCCTGTGAAATGATCGTCGCCATACTTGCTTGGCAAGCATCAGCAGCCGTAGCTCCGTAATACATCACGCTACTAACAGTCACGTAATAGCTATAGCTACTCGGCACCGTCGCACTAAAAGCCAACCTCGGGCCAAAGACAAGCGCTAACGCCAGTAACACACGAACCGGGCGGAGAGCGATCCAGATGCGCACAAGACGCAAGAAAAAGAATGCAGGCATAGCTGGCCGCCCTCCTTAAGACAGCATGATCCATAGCGCCCCCATCCAAACGAAAAGACAAAACGTATTCATCGTCGACGGCAAATCCATATCCCCTCCCAGCACCAAATAAAAAAAGGGCAGAGGTCGCCCCCTGCCCCCGCACATCAGAAGAAAGTGGCCTTGACCCAGCGGATACCCATAGCCACCGCCGCCAGACCGATCACAGCGCCACCAACGGCCATCACACCCGTCTTGATATCGCCATTGATCAGCGTCACCGCACCCGTGGTCATGTCACCGAACGAGGTAGCCGTCTGCGCCATCGCAGCATTCGCCGCTACAGCCAGACCAGCAAGTGCAACCGCCTTCGCAACCTTCTTCAGCTTTTCCTTACGCATTGCGTTCTCCTAATTGAGCGGTAGGACCATCCCCACCGGCAGGAGCGCAACGCCTGCCGCTAAAGACCGCCTCTACCCATCGAAGAAGCGACCCCAGCGACCAAACAACCGAATACCAAAATCACAAGCGACCCAACCCAACCACCAAACGACTACCCCCGAGGAACCCGCACACCCTCCAGAACACCAACCACAACCCCAACAGCCAAACAACAACCAGACAAAAACCGAAAAACATCACCAGCGAAACCCGCACCCGAATAACCCAGCACAGGAGCAAAAACATCCGAGTGATACGACACCTGCAGCGACACGAAACCAACGAAGAAACACACGAACATCGCACGCATATCAGCGCCCTCCCAACATGCCCACAACCTGCCGAACCGCGTAAGCCACAACGAAACAAACAGCGATACCAGAACCCAAAGCAGCGGCCTGCGCCTGCGTCATCGGAGGCAACCCAAGAAACGACTCCATGCAATCACCACCGACCGCGCAAAACGTTACAGAGATGGCATTGCTATTCGCGTCAAGACACACGAACCGTTCAACACCACCGGCATAGCCAGCAGGCGGAACCGTGTAAGAAGAACAAGCTTGAAGATCGCTCATGCCGCCACCTTCCGAGAATCCAACTGATACCAATCAGGCGCAGCAACCGGCGTCAGATCGATGTAACGCGTAATCACATGGACCGAAGCCATATTGCGAGGCGTCGCAATGTCGATACCAAATTCAAGCAAAGCCTTGCGATGACGATAAAACGTCCCATTCGACATCTCCCCCTTCAGGTCAGCACCGCGCAACCACGCATCCGCAGTGACACGAAACTTGAGCGGCACCTCTTCCAGCACAGCCAAATCAACACTGGTATCCACTCGCTTAAGCGGCTCGATCCGCTCATCGAACAACTTCACAACCTTTGCCATCGTCACGTCCCCGAGGAAATACAGGCCATGGTCCTGCAGCAAACGCCGCTTGAACTCCGCCTCGATCCGCACCAATCCAACATCCTTCGCGTACTCCAACACTTCGGCCGGGCAATGCTTGTTCCTCAACATCTCTACATGTTTGAGATAGGCCTTGAGGTACCACATCTTGTTACCCCAGGTGACCGTCTCATCCTTGTAGCTGCCCTTAGCGACTCGGGCGACTGAGACGTCAGCCAACGCACGAAGAAACTCACGCGCGCGGAGGTCCGAATAGGTCGCAAGATTCGTGGTGACGTCAATGCGTACCAGCCTTGCACCAGTCCACTCCCACCGACCTTTGACGTAGTTGTACAAATGTCGGCCAACAGTGAAAGGAGGAAGCCCCAACCGCTCCAACAGCGAATTGGCCTTCCGAACCGTTGCGGCAAAATCCAAGTTCCACAGGTTGTCAGGCCGACCAAGCCGGCCAACGTTGCCAGCAACACGAACACGAAAACCATCACAAGACACCAACACAACAGTGTCAAAAGACCCTTCATGACGATGGCTCTTAACCGAACGAAATTCTTCAGCCCCGTTCTCGTCATAGCCAGCGACAAAACCACTCGCCACGATGGGCAAACCACCTTCGGGGTGGACTTGGTAGATGTCGATCCAGTCGATGAATGCATGAGAGTGCATACCTCCCTCAACCCCCGTTGATCAGTGTGAAATTCTTCGAATTTCCCAAAATGGGAATGAACCGCGCGTGTTACTGGGTCCGCGCGGTTCGGGTGGCGGAGGGGGGCGCATCCCGCGCTCCCCCACCCCCACCCGCACGTCTACCAAGACGAGCCGAGTCCACCGAGGGCATATAGGAATTGGCGAAGCTGCCTTTCCCGCATGAGGTACCGACAGTCCAACCATGTGAGAAGACCAGCTCGAAGCTGGCGCCGCTCGCAGTAGCTGGGGAAGTCAGGACGTATCGCACGATCTAGGCAGGGCTGACAGGCACAGATCAATCGACGATGGCCGCGAGGCTCATCTCGGTCTTGTACTGCTTGCCATCGCGGCCCTGAAACGAACGACGATAGCCACCAAGCTGCACTTCCATGTCGACGGTCGCATCCGGCTGAGCCACACGACGCTTCGACGAAATTTCAACGAACTGCGGTGCGCTGTACTCATCCGGCGCTGGCAACGCGATGACGTGATAGAACACGCCCGAATCGGCCTGCTTGACCGAAATGCACTTGCCCACCACACGGGCAACGTTCGGGTGCGCCAACTGCGGACCCGGCTTGATGGATTGCACTGCTGCTGCTTCTGCCATTTCCTACCTCCAACAAAAAAAGGCGCCCAATGCGCCTTACCTGAACATCCGATCAATCGCCGCCTTACGACGTGCTTCGCGGCGCTGCTTTGCGCCCTCACCAATGATCTTTTCGTCGAGCCAATACGAAAAACGACTCCACCCAGAAGCAAGCCACATGGCAACACTGATACCCACCATCAACGTTCCAACCACCGCGGCAAACAGCAACGCCGCTTGCAGGAACACGACGTAGATCTCTACGAAGCACCACAGCCCGGGACTTGCACACTTGTCCATCGTTTACCCCCCTCGCGGGTTAACCGGTTATATTTCCGAAAACTCACAGCGAGTGAGTTTCTAACATCGCGTGAGTATTCTAACGGAGCGTTAGAAAGTCAAGTGGGAGATGCCATGCGCAGCGAAATCTATTTCGACCGACTAATCGAGAAAAAAGGCCTCAAGAACGACCTGGGCCTTGCGAAACACATGGGATGGTCCTCTGGCCGCATGAGCCAGTACCGGACGGGAAAGCGAATCATGGACAACGAAATGTGCGTCCAGATCGCCATGGAACTCGAGATGGAAAGCCCGCTGCCGATCATCATGGCAGCGGACATGGACCGCGCAGAACGCGCTGGCCAGAAATCACTCTGGGAAGTTTTTTCACCGAGGATGGCGGGTAGCGCAGCCGCCACCATCGCCCTGGCGGTCGGCGCAGGTGTCACAAATTTTGTGACACCTACTACCCTGCAAGCCTTTAACCACGCCATTGCAGCGGGCCAACGCTTTGCATTATGTTA